CCGCAATTGTCAGGGCTAAACGAGGCCGTCCGTCGTTGAACGAGCCAGCGGCTGAGTTTTTGAAAGGAGCAGCTCCGACGGTACCATTCCCGGACTTTGACCCAAATGACCAAGAAGCGGCGCTTCGGCATCGTGAGTTAGTCCGCGCTGCCTCGGCAAATGCTTATCGCCCTCAGCCTCAAGGCCCCATGAATGATCATTTGATCCAAGAAGCTCGCAATCAAGCAATGGGACTCAAACACACGACTATTTCCAGAGCCCAAGTCCAGAACGCGCATCAAGTAGGCGAGGTCGCTTCGGTCACGGGAAAGAAAAAAATCATGACCCATGCAGAGCTCAAGGCGCAGGTGGCGGCCGAGACGAAGGAGTGACCTACCGGTTGACGGCAACCATTACTCATAAGGACTTCGATCAACCTGTGACTCATGAGTTTTATTACCATGGGGAGACGAAGGACGACATTTTGGAACAGATTAATACACTGCGCAACCATAAGCACAACCTCAAGCATTACGGAAAGACATCTTTCAAAGATACGCACGGCGTGAAGCACGCTTGGAGGCTAGAGCTGATGGAGCACCTAAACTAGATAAAAATATATGAGTTTCAAGAAGGGTGAAGGCGGTCGAAAAGCAGGTTCCAAGAATAAACGCACGCTATTGGTTGAAGATATCGCGGCACGCTTTGCTTTGGACCCATTTGAGGTCCTCATGATGGTCGTGGCCGGCGATTGGAAGGGATTAGGGTACGACGCCGCTTCCAAGGTCTCCTATACTTCCGCCGGAATTGAGTTCGAGGAGCCTAATATCAAGCTTTCGGATCGGGTTCAGGCTGCTAAAGAGGCGTCCAAGTATCTCTATGCTCAAAAGCAATCGGTCGCTGTCTCAACCGGAGACACGGGCATAAAGATTATTGTGGAAGATTATTCGAAAAAAGAATGATCGAGCTCAAGATCGCGCTTCAGCCCAAGCAAAAAGCATTCTTGCGGGCGATTGAGCGCACTCCGATCACGTTTTACGGAGGCGCGAAAGGAGGAGGGAAGTCCAAGGGCCTTCAACTCATCATGTTGTTGAGGCGATTCGAGAAGGCTGGAAGTGCGGGAGCGATTTTCCGCAGAACTTATCCGGAGCTCGAAGGAAATCATATCCGCCCACTCTTTCAGTCATTTCCAGCCTTGAGGGAATATTACAATGAGTCGAAAAAGCTTCTTACTTTTCCGAATGGTTCGACACTTCAGTTCTGTCATTGCAAAAACGAAACGGATGTTGACCTTTACCAAGGGCGCGAATTCCATGACCTAGCGATTGACGAGGCGGGCCAATGGACTGAACCCATGTTCAGAAAACTCCTGGGTTCGAATCGTTCTTCCCATCGCGGGATTCATGCGAGAGCGATGCTTACTGGCAACCCGGGGGGGATCGGTCATGGCTGGCTGAAGCGGCTGTTCATCGAACGACGATTCAACGAGCTTGAACGAGCGAGAGATTATGCCTTCATCCAAGCTCTTGTGGACGACAACAACGCCCTCCTCGAGAATGACCCTGACTATGTCTACCGACTTGAGTCGGAACCCAACGAAGCGTTGAGAAAGGCGTATCGCTACGGCGACTGGAATATCTTTGCCGGACAATATTTTAAAGAAATCACGAAAGAAACCCACTTCATCAAGGCGTTCCAAATCCCGGCGCACTGGAATCGTTTCGGGGCATATGACTATGGATATAACCATCCAGCAGCGTTCGGATGGTTCGCTAATGATGAAGATGGGAACACCTATCTTTACCGAGAATTTATCAAAGCCGGGGTTCGGGTTGATCAGTTTGCTCAGCATCTTAACCGATTCCCAGATACAGCGAGCCTTTACCCAATCGTTGCGGGACATGATTGTTGGACTCAAAAATCAACACTAAGGGATGATAAGCAGCCTCCGACCGTGGCCGAAGAGTTTCTAAGTCATGGAATTCAACTCTCCAGAGCGGTCATTGATCGCATGCAAGGGGCTGCTCAACTGAGAAGCTATCTCGCTTGGCAGAATAAGCCCCCAAAGAATAAACCCCGCTTTTATATCTTCGATACCTGTCCGGTCGCGTTTGATTCAATTTCGAGAATGGTTCATGACCCGGATCGGGCAGAGGACGTGCTGAAGGTTGATGCATCCGACGGTGACCCCCATTCGGGCGATGACGCTTATGACATGGTCCGGTACGGACTGATGTCCAGGCCAGTGCTGACTGATCCAGTTGGGACTAAACTCATTCGAGGCTCGAAAGAGTGGCATGAAAAGATGAATGAGAATCTCTTCGAGCAGGCTCAGGAGCATTTTAAGAGAGAGGGGGAAGAGGGGGGGTGTTTTCCACCTTTCTCTCCTCCGTAAAGCGACATTTTGGACAGATTCGAGGTTCAAATATGCTGCCATTTCTAAAAAACCTTCAAGATGGATCCGCTTCCATGGTCGTGGACGTCAAAAGACGTGAACCCGACTATGAAGACAATTTCGACAACGACAACTATGACGGCGAATACGACATTCTGCATTTCGCGGCTGAGGACTTGATGCACGCGATTGACGAGCGGAATGTCTGTGGGATTGCTGAGGCTCTCCGGGCCGCATTTATGGTTTGTGACGCTTTTCCAGACGAAGATGATTTTTACGACGAAGGAGAATGGTAATGAGTTTTCGCTACATCAAGTCGGATCGAGAGGATCCTTCCTTTGCCATTGCTTGTTCCATGAAACGTTCTAAGAAGAAAATGGGGCGGGATGAAATGCCTACCCAGGGTCTTCGCGATCATTTCTCCCGGTATGATGATCAAGATTACGATGATCGGGGTCATGGTCATCCTGATTTCGATGACGTGATTGATCGCATCTTGCGCAGACGTTATGCCCCGAGCGGGTCGATTGTGAAGAGGAGTCCTTCGAGCGATTCGCTCGTTGAGCGTCTCCTCGCTTTTGATCAAGGCGGTGAGGTCGACGCATTTCCTCCTGAGCGTCATGGCCTAATCGGTGGGCTTGTGAATAAAATATTTCCTGGTGGCGGTGAGGTATACGAGGGGGATGAACTCCCGGCCGATGAATACCCTGCCGAGCGCCATGGCCTAATCGGTGGGCTTGTGAATAAAATTTTCGCCGAAGGCGGGATGTCGGATGAGGGTGATGAACTCCCACTCGATGAATACCCTGCCGAACGTCACTTAGGCGGCGGGCTGATGAAAAAAATCCCGATCGTCGGTAAACTCTTCGCCGGCGGTGGCGAGGTTTACGAGGATGAGATGTACGAGGACGATGAATACCCGCCCGAGCGTCACCAGCTTGGCGTTGCTGCGGCCGGTTTGGGGAAAATGGCCGCGAAGGCAGCTCCAGCAGCTATTCAAGGAGCTGCGGAAGCAGCGGGCTCTGCAGCAGGTGCTCAGATTGGCTCGTCGGTCGCAAATCAATTCATGCCTCAGCGTAAGGCCAAGGGCGGTCGGATTGATGAACTTCCGCCTGAGCGGCATGTTTTCGCTGCGCTGGCAGGTATGGCCGCGAAAGCGCTCCCTGCACTTGTATCGAAAGCGGTTCCTGCAGCCGTACAAGGGGCAGCTTCTTCCGCAGGTGCCTCGATTGGCTCGTCGCTTGCGAATCAATTCATGCCTCAGCGTCAGTCCAGAGGCGGCGAGATGATGGGCTATTCCGAAGGGGGCCGGGTGGCGAATCGTACTCCCGCGATCGCAGGCCGTAGGCCCAATGAGTTTGATTACCTCGTCCTGAATGACTATTTGGAGTCGAGCTACGGGGATGACGACAATTCGGGCGATGATTTGGGCTATGATCACGTACTCGAAATGGATCAAAAGGCCGTCGAGTTGCGCGAAATGGTGGATCGAGTAATGAAACGGCGAGCCAGGAAGTATGGTCTCCGAGGCGTGCGTGATTGATAGCTTGAAGGATCTTGAAAAGCTCCTCAAGCTTTGCCGTAAGCAAGGCGTGACTAAAGTCGAGTTCGATAACGTGAAGCTTGAACTTGGGGATTTGCCTATGGCTCGGAATTTGAATCCGGCCTCTGACGTAGTTGACGATCCTTACAAGGATTTCCCGCAAGGAGAATTGTCGCCTGAGCAACTGATGTTTTATTCTTCAGGAGGCCTACCTGAAAATGATCCTGTATTGAAAGCCGAGGCCGGTTGATCATGAAGGTAAGCAAGACAAAAGGCTTAATCGAAAAGATCAAGATGAAGACCAAGCCCAGGGTGGACGCCAAGGGTGAGCTTCGAGAGTGGTGGCCTGAGGACTTAAGTGATTCGGAACGCGCCATGGCGCTTCTGAGTACCGCCGCTTATCTCAAAACCAATCAGACCTATCGAATTCGTCAGCTTGCGGTCGATGTCAGGCTCTATTGCGGTCTCTCGGTCTATTCCTATGCAGGAAGCAATATTTCCAAAATGGATCAGACCAAGACGCTTCCTGATGACAGGCCAACTTTCAACTTGATCGCAGCCTGCACCGACACTTTGGTCTCCCGCATCTCACAGGCGCGTCCGCAGCCGGTTTTTTTGACGGATAATGCGGATTACCGAGAGCGGCATTTGGCCCAAAACCTAAATCAATTCATTTTGGGTGAGTTTTATCAGGTCAAAGCTTACGAAAAGGGCGCTCAGGCCTTGCGTGACTGCTGTGTCATGGGTACTGGCGCACTGAAGGTTTATGAGGACGATGAGACAGGGAAAGTCGCTGTAGATCGCGTCATGATCACTGACCTCTATATGGATACCAATGATGCAATTCATGGCAATCCGACTCAGCTTTATCAGCTCAAGATCGTGGATCGCGGTAGGCTCATTGCCCGTCATCCCAAAAAAGGAGAGTTGATCGAGAACTGCGACAACGCTTATCCGGATAATACGTCGGATACCGGGCGCACCGCCGCAGACCAAGTAATGGTGGTGGAGGGGTGGAAGCTCCCAAGCGCTCCTGAGGCAGGCGACGGCAGGCACACGATCGCTTGCGTGAACGGCATCATCTTGGATGAGCCATGGGAAAAGGAATCGTTTCCGTTCGTGTTTCTGAATTATTCAGACCCGTTCTTGGGTTTCTTTGGTCAGGGAATTGCCACGCGCCTCTTCGGCACACAGCTCACTCTGAATCGGATTCTCTACACGATTGCGAGGGCCATCACCCTGGTTGGAGTCCCTCGCGTATTCCAAGAGCAGAACTCCAAAGTGGTCTCCGCCCACAACAACAATGAGATCGGTGTCATCATCAAGTATTCGGGTGTTAAGCCTTCTTATGAAGTGGCTCCATGTAATGCTCCTGAGCTTTATCAAGAGCGTGATCGCCTGATTCAGTATGGCTTTCAGCAAGAAGGCATTTCGATGACGCAGGCGACGTCTCAGAAGCCTCTAGGCCTGAACAGTGGAGCTGCCCAACGAGCTTACGACGATATTGCGACTGATCGCATGTATACGGTTTCCAGGAAGTACTCCGATCTTTTTATCGAGCTTGCGCAGAAGATTACCCAAGTTGCCATGGACATCGCTAATCGCGACGGCAAGTATCAAACAGTTTATCCGAATAAGGACGGAACGAAAGAAATCGATCTTCCGGCCATGAAGTTCCTCAGGGATCCATTTGTCATTCAATGTTATGACGAGAGCTCGCTCCCGCGCACTCCGGCGGGTCGTATCGCCACGGTGAATGAATGGATTCAATCGGGCATGATCACGATCAAGGAAGGCCGCAGGCTCATGCGCGTGCCGATGGATCTCGAGCAAAACGAGAGACTCTCGAACGCCTCGGAAGAGCGGATCTTTAAATATCTCGATGACATCGTAGAAAGCGGAAAGTATACTCCGCCCGATGGATTCCTCAACTTGGCTCTCGCCGAGGAACTGGTCATCCAATACTACAATCTTTATGTGGCAGCAAAGCTTGAGGAATCGAAAGCTCAGATGCTCCGAGATTTCCTCACCCAGATCCAGGCATTGAAAGCCGCGGCAGCGTCTGGAAGTGCGCCGGCACAACCGCCACCGTCACAGGGACTGCCGACTCACCCGCCACCGCCACAGCAACCAGGACAACCGCCAGCTGCATAAAAACTTGATCGCAGGAGCAAATCTTGAAATTTGAGTTTTCCGATCCAATTCCACTCGTTCAACAGAAAAAAAAGCACTCTACTTTCAGCATCACCCCGATTGGGGGCTCAGAGGAGATAGTGAAATGGCGCGAGATGCAGGCCGCAAAGGAGATGGCCTATCGGATGCGTCTCAATGCTCGAGATGGTCGTCTATCAGAGTATGAAGCGTTAACAGGTCAGAAGCTCGACACTCCTCAAGTGAAGACGGCGGAGTGGCAGGAGAAGGTTTCTTTCGCGCTCATGGAGCGTAAACGCTTGGCTGAGGCCGAGGCGAGGGTGACCGAATACCCGCCGTGGGAGATTGCACCTGAATCGAAGAAGACCATCATTCAAAAAATCGTAGGATTTTTTAAAAAGATTTGGGTTAATTCGAATTTATAGAGGAACAAGCGAATGAATATCAGTCCTGTAGCGCCTGGAGCATGCACGGCTTCGAACCCCGATGAAGGGATGTCCGCCGGGGCTGAGAGAATGGCTAGGGCTATCGCGATTGCTTCGGGACAGGACCCTCAAGAGGCACAGACGGCGATAGATTTGCAGGTGGAATTGCCTACGCACATCGTGAAAAGGATTAAAGTCAGCACTCAATCTAGGCCGGATAGTCAGGCGAGGCTTGAGGAGCTGCCACTAGACGCGCCGCAAAGCGACACTTTGGCTGATTATGAACAGGCTCAAGCCGCTTCAGAAGACACTAGGCCGCTTAGCCCTCAGTTTGCCGCTCTTGCCAAGCAAAAGCGGGCGCTCCAACGGAAAGAGAAGGAGCTTTTGGCCAAGGAGCTGGCACTCGATGCCTACGCCGGTGACAGGAGGTCATTGGGAGATCATCGAGCCAGGCTTAAAGCCGACGCGCTGAAAGTGCTCGGGGAGGAGGGGGTTGGATACGACCCACTCACTGAGCAGGTCTTGGGGTCCAACGATGAGAGAGCCGACCTTTCTGGAATCAGAGCCGAGATTCAGGCGATGAAAGATGCGCTTGTGGATCGGAATAGGTTTCAGGACGAAAGGGATGCTCAAGCTGAAAAGCTAGTGCTCGCGCAAATCGAGCGCGAAACGAATCAGCTGATCTCTCGCGGGGATGATTTTGAGATGATTCGAGAAGCGGGTTATGGCCCGAAGGTCGTGGAACTGATTTACCGTAACTTCAAAGAGACGGGTGAATTACTCGACGTACCAGAAGCCGCTAACCTGATCGAACAAGAGCTTCTTGAAGAGGGTCTTAAGTTCGCCAAGCTTAAAAAGGTTCAAAGCAGGTTAAACCCTGCTCTCTCAGAGCAGAGACAAGCGGTCCAGAAAGACCGTCCAGGAACAAAGACTATGAGAACACTGACAAACCGTGATGGTGGATCCTCCCTCTCGATGAGCAAGCGCGCACGCGCGATTGCGGCGATGGAGGGTCGCCTCAAATAACGAAAGGATGGCCATAAATGGCTATTTCACCACAATACGCAAATAGTACCAATCAGATCGCGGCGCTAAAAGAACTTTACGTCGATGACAAAGACTACATGAAAAACATTGTCTATTCCAAGAATCCTTGGCTAGCAATGATTCCAAAAAATGAGTCCCCAGACGGTTTTGCGGGCAAGTACATCCCGGTCCCTCTGGAATACGGAAATCCTCAAGGTCGCGCGCATACGTTCGCAAATGCTCAGAATCAGCAAACTGCTTCTGATGTCGTTTCGTACTTTATGTACGCGATCCAGGATTACCAACTGGTGACGATCACCAACTTGCTCATGGAGCAAACCAAGAGCAATGCTGGTGCATTCGTGGACGAAGCAAGTCGCACGATGGACAACGGATTCCGCAATATCTCGAACAACATGGCATTTGAGTTGTTCGCGGGTGGAACGGCATCTCGTGGTCAAATCTCGGCCGCGGGTGTCTCTTACTCTGCTCCGAATCTCACCCTCACTCTGGCCAACAGCCAGCAAGTGGTGCAATTCGAAGTCGGCATGACCCTGCAAGCTTCCACGACCGATGGCGGCGCGGCGCTTCAGTTCGTTCCTGGCACCATTGATGCGATCCAGATCATTTCGGTGAATCGTGGCTCGGGCGTGATTGTCGGAACCGTAGTTCAAGGTGCTCCACAGAGTTCTTGGGCTGCTAACGACTACCTCCAAGTCCTGGGCGATATCGGTCTGGGTGGTTCTACCACGATTGCCGGCATGCTGGGCTTGTCGGGCTTAGCTGCTTGGGTTCCATTCGTGGATCCTCCATCGAATGACAACTTCTGGGGCGTGAATCGTTCGGCTGACCCAACTCGTTTGGCAGGGATGCGCTACAACGCCTCCTCTCAGACGATCTCGGAAGGTCTGACCTCAGCTCTGGCCTTCGGGAATCGCGAAGGAGCGAACTTCGATCTCATCATCATCGACTTCTTGAGCTACTCCACGCTGATTAATGAGCTTGGGGCTAAGGTTCAATATGTCATGCTTGAGCACGATGAAGTGGAAGTGGCTTTCGAAGCCGTCCACTTTCACTCGGCTTATGGCAAGATTCCAGTCGTCGCCGATCGTTCTTGCCAGGCTCAAACGGCCTGGTGTTTGACGACCGACACTTGGAAACTTCGTTCCTTGGGTAAGGCCCCACACATCCTGACCTACGGAATGGAAGGCTTGGAAGGTCTTCGTGTTGGCAACGCCGATGCACTCGAGATTCGTATTGCCTACTATGGCAACGTGATCAACTGTGCTCCTGGCTACAACATGAACGTCGCTCTCAGCTCGTAATTGGGGCTTAAAAAGTCCTAATGAAACGCCTCCCGGATGCGTCTCCGGGGGGCGTTTTTTTTATGGGCGACACTTTGGCATGTTTTGAGGTGCCTAAATTCTTAGCCACGTACTGCGTGAGATGGATGACTGACGCCCTCACGAGAGAAATCGTCAGTCTTGAGAGGTTCCTTCCATGAGCGTCGCACGCGGTTTTCCCAATGCTGGTCATTATTACTCCAATATCGTCAAACCTATCGAGATCGATTGCAGTTTCGTCGTTGATGCGGCGAACTTAAATGGCCTTGGCATTCGGTCGCTCAAGTCCAATGGCTTCGTACGCAACGTGTTCATGAATACGAGCGCGACGCCAGGTTCGAATGATGGCTATTTGAACCCAAATCCCGCCGCTGGATATGCGCTGATCCAGATGAAGCAGAATTTCAATAAATATCTCGGCAGTTTCTCGGGTTTCGTCAGTCCGACCACGGGGGCTCCGCTTGTAATCAATGCAGCGGCTTTAATTGTTGGCAACCCTTATATCATTGCCACGGTGGGAGCGACTCCGCCTCCTAGCTTCACTGTCATTGCAGTGGCTGACGTGGCGGGATCCTTGGCAGGGAAGTACTTCACTGCCACTGATGCATTTAGCAATAACTATGTATTTTACAATATCGTGAGCGGCGTGGGCACGCCTCCTTCTCTCACGGGCCCATTGGCAGGCTACGTGGCAGTCCCTGTCACGTTCGCGACGAACTCTGCGGATACGGTTGTCGCCACTGCCATCAGTCTTGCAATGAACAATGTGAACGGTACCAATAGTTTCACAACCACAGTCTTGGTTGCGACGGTATCTGTCGTGAGTGCCGCGGCTTCCACCATTCCGTTGCCTCTCGCTCCCAATGCTCAGACCAGCGGATTTACGGTCTCGCCCGTGATTTACACGAGTCTTGCGGCTGACTGGCAATCGGTTGGAGTACCGCAAGGACTCACGCCTTCGGTGGGAATGAGTTTCATCGCTACGGCAACGGGCGGTGCATTAGGCAGCGGCACGGTCGTAGCTCCAGGCGTATCCGGCATTACTTCGGTCGAGATCATTGGAGACGTGAATCA